ACGCCCACGATTGTGCTAATGTGATCAGGTGTGACCACACAGCTTTTGTAAAGCGTCAGATTGAGTTTGGTGGGTTGGAATACTCACCTATTGAGAAGCGTGTTCTTATTATATCTGATGCCGATCCTCGAGGTATACAGGAGTCCGCCACCACTTACCAATGTTTGTTGGGGCCTTGGATTTATACCTTTACTCTGCATTTTAAAGCGTGTTTGGCTGCTACTAGCCCTAATGTCGCTTATGCTTCTGGTATGTCTGATGATGATCAGGGTGCTTGGGTTCACGATCACTATCAGGCTGGCTACACCCACTGGGTCAAGATGGATTCACATCGTTTTGATGCTCATGTTTCAGTGGCCTGGCTAGAAGCTCAGTATGCTTTGTTTAAGGAATTTGGCTTAGGGGGTGCCCAGTACCGTTATCTTCGTAAACATCTACGTGCGTTTGGTTCGACTCGCACTGGTATGAAGTATTCGGTTGATGGCACGCGTCAGTCTGGTGACAATGATACTTCGATCGGCAATACTATTATTCAATTGGTCAAGATCCTGATCGCTGTTTAAGAAGTTTGCCCTTCATATTCTTTGGAAGATCTTGTCTGCCGTTCCGACACCCCTTTTTGTGTTCTGTGTCATGGTGATGATGCTGTTCTCGGTTTTCGTTCGCGCATGGTGGCTGGTTTAGTTTTGGCCAGTCCTTCTTTCTTGCGATCTGGTTTTGAAGATGAACTGATCTTGCAAGAATTATTTGGCCTCGAGTTTTGCTCGAAACGTCTCATGCCCGTTGTTCTCCGGGATGGTTCCAACTCTATGGTCTTCGGACCTAAGTTGGGTCGGTTCCTTGCTCGCACCTTTTACACGTTGCACCCCACTAAAGATTGGCCTGGTTTCCTAGCTCAATTGGTCAAGTCTTGGGCGCATGTTGCCTCCTACAACCCTATTGTGAAAGCGGTTCTCTCGCACGCTCCTGTTGGGCCCGTCACTAAGTCTGCTAGCGCAGCTTGGGGACTTCACAGTAAAGGTCGTTATGAGGGGCATTTAGCTGATTGTGTGTACGATGAGTTTTCGTTCACCACCTACATGTTGCAGGTGTACTCCGTACCCCCTAGCCTCGTGAGAGATTTCATTGATTACTTGGCGATACTGAATGGGGATTGGCTTGCTGCCCTTGATCATCCTTTGATTGATTTGGTTTTGACTGTGGACGGGCCAGCTAAGGCTGGCATCGTTGCAGATTGACTCTTCTTATGCCCGAGATGTCTTGGAGCGCGTGGCGTCGCTCGGGCTGTTCAGCC